AAAGCCAGCAAAAGAACAAGAGCCAAGTTAGTACGCACATTGAAGCACCCCATAAACGGGGTGTTTTTATTTGTGGATTGAAAACACAAGGACAAAATGAGTTTAATCGTAGAAACAGGAACCGGATCGACTACCGCCGAGAGCCTGTGCAGCGTTGCCGTTGCCGACACCTATCACATTAGCATCGGAAACGAATCGACGTGGTATTTCCTATCGAATGCGGTTAAAGAACAATGCTTACGCAAGGCGACTGCTTTCATGTCAGGCAGATACCGCGAAAAGCTAGCAGGAACCCGCAAGACCACTACTCAGGCGCTTGATTGGCCGCGTTACCGAGTACCTATGAAGGATGTTAGAAATTACTATGGCGATTGGGCCTCGTATTATGATGACGCAAGCGTGCCGTTAACAGTACAGCAGGCGTGCGCCTCTCTCGCGCTACGCGCATCCACAACAACCCTTAATGCCGATCAGAAACGCGCAAAGTCTAGTGTCACTATCGGACCAATATCCACAACTTACGATAGATTCAGTCCTATAGCCAATCAATATAAAGAGATCGACGCGATGATGGCTCCTTATTTGTCTGGTGGTAGTGGTGCTTTGGAGATGGTGCGGATATGACGGTTTTAGCATGGGATGGAACTACATTCGCAGCGGATAAGCTGTGCTGTAATGGCAGCACGAAAAAAACAGTAACCAAAATATTCAAATCTCATTGCAAAATTGACGGCAGTATTACGTTGCTCGGCATAACCGGGAATGTAAGTATTGGCATGGAAATGGTCTCCTGGTACGAGAGAGGCGCAGTTGATAGCGAATACCCTCAGTCGAATAGGCAGGAAGATAGAGGATGCAGTCTGGTGGTAATAGACAAGGATAATGTTCGCGTGTATGAAAGCTCGCCTGATCCGTTTGTAATAGAGGGCAAGTTTTGTGCTTTCGGTTGCGGTGAGGAAGCAGCGCTAGCGGCAATGGAATGCGGGGCCAACGCTGCACGCGCCGTTGAGGTGGTATGTATGTATAACAACGGTTGCGGTAACGGAATAGATACGCTGACGCTATGACCTACGACTACCAAGATGACGCAGACACCGCCGCAGAACTACTGGAAGAATTCGGACAGTCGGTCACTCTTACGAGTAAGACATCAGGCGCATACTCGACGGCAACAGGTGCGACGGCTGTCACTACGGACACTCAAACAGTGAATGCAGTAGCGCTTGACTATGGTTCACGTGATATTGACGGCACGCTTATCCGTGCTGGTGACAAAAGACTATTAATGGCACCACAAACGACCGCAGGCGATGACCTGACCGCTCCTGTAGTTGATGACACTGTGACAGTAGGTGGCACGGTTTACACGGTCAAAGGCATTAAGACACTTTCCCCGGCTGGCACTGTTATTTTATTCGATTGTAATATTCGCTCATGAGCTTCGGTAGCGAACTAAAAGCCTTTGCCGCAAAGACCGGCGGAAAGCTGGAAGATGTTGCGCGCGAAGTAGTGCTCAATGTCGGGCGTAGCGTGGTTGAGAAAAGCCCCGTAGGTGACGCGTCTTATTGGAAGAGTCCACCTCCTCCAGGATATGTGGGCGGCAGATTTCGCGCTAACTGGCAGCATGGCTTCGGTTTACCAGCAAATGGCGCACTAGATGACATTGATGCATCGGGTGGCGCATCGATTGCTCATATTCAGTCAGGAGTTGAAGGCAATCCAGCGGCTGGCATTCACTTCATATCGAACAATTTGCCATATGCGCAAAGGTTGGAAGATGGCTATTCATCGCAAGCGCCACAAGGAATGGTTTCTCTGACTGCCATCGAATTTAAAGAAATCGTAAATATTTCCGTGCAAAAGGCTAAGCAGTGAGCATACAGAGCGTCAGGATCGCGTTAGAGACTGCGCTTAATGCAATGACACCCGCGCTTGCTACGGCATGGCAGAACGCGCCTTATACGCCAGCTGACGGCACGCCTTATCAAAAGGCTTATTTGATGCCGGTCGAACCGGAAAATGCAGAGTACGGCGCGCACTACAGAGAGCGCGGCATATTCCAAGTGACTTTGATGTACCCGCTCATGACCGGCCCTGCTGCTACTGAGGCAAGAGGTGAATTGATGCGGACTACATTCGCACGTGGCAACTCATTCGAATCGGGCGGCGTAACGGTGACAATCGAACGCACCCCGCATATAGGACAGGGTGTAGTTGATGCGGATCGCTGGGCTGTCCCTGTGAGAATTAGATTTTTCGCGAATATATCAACGTAATAACTAAAAACTAGCAATCCCCCGAACCCGCTCCCCAGCGGGTTTTTTCTGGCTCCCATTTTGGGGGCCTTTTTTTATTCGAAAGGTCTACATTATGGCAGTGGCAAAAGGCGTAGCAAAGCAGCTTAAATACAAGGTTGAATCAGTTTACGGAACGGTTCCGGCGGCGGCATCATCGCAATCGCTGCGACGCGTGACCAGTGATATTGACCTAACCAAAGAAACGTACTCGTCGAATGAGATACGCGACGACTACCAGATAGCAGATTTCAGGCATGGCGTCCGGTCTGTTGGCGGCACGATCAACGGCGAACTTTCCCCGGGTACTTATAAAGACTTCATGGCCGCGTCGCTCAGGCAGGCATGGCAGACCGCGGCCACTACCGGAGCAATCATTACTGTTGCTGCTGCTGTCACAACCGGCGCTGCTGGAACATTCACAAGGTCAATAGGATCGTACATTACCGACGGCTTTAAAGTTGGTGACGTGGTGTACTGGTCTGGATGGGCGACCACCGGGGTTCCCAATAACTCCCACAACTTCCTGATTACAGCGCTTACCGCCCTTATCATGACCGGGACAATGCTTGACGGCGTGGCTATTGGCGCGAAGGCGGCAGGCGATTCCGTAACGTGCGTGCAGCGCGGAAAAAAGACTTGGGTTCCACTGACTGCCCATACTGATTTGTCGTACTCAATCGAGCATTATTACAGCGACTTGACATTAAGCGAAGTTTTCAGCGGGTGCAAGGTTTCGACAATTGACTTGAATTTACCCGCTACCGGCATGGCAACCATCGCTATGGGCATCATGGGAAAGGACGTCACGACCGCAGGCGCTGAGTTCTTCACATCACCGACCGCACAAACTACTTCCGGCGTACTGGCCGCTGTAAATGGTGCGTTGTACGTTGCTGGCTCCGCTGTTGCTACTGTGACTGGATTGAGCATTAAGATCGACAACGGCATGACTTCCGAGGCAGTTGTTGGAAGTAATACCAAGGCCAATATATTCAATGGCCGCGTATCTGTCACTGGTCAATTTACCGCTCAGTTCGAATCCGCAACATTGCGCGATCTGTTTATCAACGAGACAGAGGCAGCACTGACCGCTGTGTTCACCACTGCAAACACCGCTACGGCTGATTTTATCGCCATCACCATGTCGAGAATTAAGACCGGCGGCGCAAGCAAAGACGATGGAGAAAAAGGAATTATCCAGACTATCCCGTTTACTGCCCTGCTTGATACCGCAGGCGGCACAGCAACCACTCTCACCACGCTGAAAACAACTATCAGCATCCAAGATTCAACAGTTTCATAAGACTGTTTTACCTAGTACCTGCCTGCTTGATCGCTCCTTCGCGGGAGGATTGAGCAGGTAAGGGCATTTTTAACCACGCGAAGGAATTACCAAATGACACAAGCAGCCGTTTCAATTGCAGACCTCAACCTCAAGACCAAGTGCGAAAAGGGTTTTGAGTTCGAATACATAGACGAGCATGAAAACCAAACGGGAATTTTCCTGACTGTTATTGGCTCTGCATCGGAAAAGATCAGGAAGGCATCTTACGCGGCCCATGACCGGGATGCGCGCAAGGCCGCAATGGACAAGAAGCGAGGCCGCGACACCGAGGTGAAGCCGCTGGAAGAATGGGCAGAAGAAAACATGGCCTTGACTGCGATGCGCGTGATTGCATGGCGCGGGATCAGCGAACCATGCACGCCTGAAAACGTGATGGCGCTACTGCAAAGCAATGACATTCTGCTTAAGCAGGTCATTGAGAAGTCCGAGAACGTGGCAAATTTTACCAAGAGCAAGTCGAGCAACTAATTGAGTTCGCAAAGCATCAATTTGAGCTTGGGGAGCGTCAGAAGGATGGCGCAACCAACAGGGAGCATCTAGAAAGTATCTGGAGGCAGAAGGGCATCAAGCCGGCAGAGCTTGAAGGCCCTGAATGCCCACCAGCTATGGTTTGCCAGTGGCACTGGTTTATCAGATTGAACGGCAGGCGGCAGCACGGCATGAACGGCCCAATGCCGCTTACCTTCGTTGAAATAAAAGCATGGCAGGAATTAATGGACGTTGAACTAACACCGTTCGACGTTGAAGTAATCATTGCGCTTGACGATGTGGCGCTTAACCTAAAGGAAGGCAAGTAATGTCAGAAGATGCAGCAAGCCTACACCTAAAGGTTGACACGTCAGAGGTAACAAAGGGGCAGAAGGCGCTTGACGATCTTGCCAAAACTGGCGAGAAAACAGAGAAGTCTATTAAAGACCTTGGAGCGGAAAGCACGCGCTCCAAAAGGTCGATAGATCAGCTCGGCCTGTCTGCTAAGATGGCCGGAGACGGCGCTAAATCAGCCTCTGCTGGATTTTCTTCTTTCCGCAGTGTTATTGCTACGCTCGGCATGGTTTCGCTGGCACGTGAAGCCATAGCGATGGCTGATAGTTATACCAAGATGACCGCGCAGCTAAAGATTGCCACAAGTTCGACTGAGGAATACAAGAAGGCCATGCAGTCGGTCAAGCAGATTTCGTCTGTTGCCCAGGTGGATATTATGGCGATTACGGCTTTGTATTCGAGGCTGTCCACGTCGCTGAAAGAAGTCGGAACTTCACAGAAATCAATCGCGGCAATCACTGAAACGGTGGCGCTCGCGCTAAAGGTTGGAGGCGCTTCGTCAGGTGAGGCTGCAAGTGCCATGCTGCAATTATCTCAAGCCTTTGCCTCTGGCGTGCTGCGGGGCGAAGAATTCAATGCCGTATCTGAATCTGCGCCTAATTTGCTTAGGGCGCTAGCCGCAAGTATGCAAATTCCGTTTGGCGAACTTCGCAAGCTGGCGAGCCAAGGGCAGATTACATCCGACGTGCTAACCAGGGCATTCTCTGACCCAGCCCTATTGAGTCAGATGCGTAAGCAGGCCAAGGACGTGACGACCATATCAGGCGCATTCACCAACCTGCAAAACTCCATCCTGTTATTCGTCGGGGCCAATGATAAAGCCGTCGGCTCATCTTCGATGATGGCTAAATTCCTGAATGGAATCGCTGACAAGATCGAACAAATAACCATTAAAACTCAGGGGTTATGGCTGATTGCTCAGAAGTTCATCGGCATGGATGGCGAGAAGCCGGGAAGTCAGGAAAGCAGCGGGAAGATACGCGGCGTTGAACCTCCTAAATTTACGCCTGACGTGAATTTAAGGTTCATGCAAAAGCAGTATGACGACCTGTTCAAGAGCTTTTCCGAGGGCGAAATATCGGCCAAAAAGTTCGCTGAGGAAGTCAAAAAGGCATACGTCGAGGCGGGCTATCTTGCTGGCGTGGATAAGGATGCCGCAAAAGCAGCCAAACAGCACGCGGCCGATGTTGCCCAATTGATGGAGTCCATCAAGCGCAGGATTGCAGAGGAAAGGTTACAGCTTGCACTTGGGCGCGACCTGACAAACGGGGAAAAAGCTTTATCTGATGTTAAAGCGGATATGGCGTCAAAGGCTGTTACGCTCGGCGACAAAGAATTCAAGCTATACGAGACTTTCACAAAGGAATTAGACGCCGTTGAAAAGCTCAACGCGGCAAATGAAAAGCTCAAGAAGGTGCGCGAGGACATTGCTGGAATAGTTTTGTCCGCCGAAACCGCAAGCGACGACCAAATAAGCCGCCTCGAACTTGAAAACTCCCTCGTTGGAAAATCCGTCCTACAACAGCAACTCCTTCGTGCCGAGTACGAATCGAATCTCGCGCTCAAGCGTCAATTCGCAGAGATCGACAAGGCCACAAAGGGCGTAACTGATCCAGCAGCCGTTGCCAAACTGCAAGCAGAATCTAACGCACGCATCGAGGCTATCAAAGCAGAGGCACGAGCAAAGATTAATGCACGCTATCTTGATGATGTGGCAATGACCGTCAAGGCACACAAAAATCCTGATCTGATTGCTGCTTCTGGGGCCACACAAATACAGGCTGCTGCTGCCGCGCGTCTTGTTGCCGCCGAAGCTGAACACGCCCAGGCGGTGCAGAAAATCGCAGACTATGACGCGATATTTGCACGCGAAAAAGCACAGCGCGAATTTGACCGTGACAGCAGGCTTGAAGACCTGCGTTATGCGAACGAAAAGGAAAAGCTAGCGGCTGATATTGCTGATGCAGAGTCTCAGAGATTGGCGGCGTTACAGGATTATCGAGACGGGCAAATAGACGGACGATTAAATGATTCGCCAGAAGATGAGATCAAATACCAGCAATTAATTAGCCAAGGATTCATGGAGCGTATTGAGTTCCTTGAGCAAGTCAAAAAGAAAAACGACGAATTGCATAACAGTATCGCCGCGAATTTAACTGGCGAGTTGCTAAAAGAGCAGGAGAAAAACAAGGTATCTATTGAAGGCATAGAAAAATATAAAGAAGCTAATCAGCAACTAAGCGACAAGCAACAGGAAATAGCCGCTTACGCGCAAGATGCGGACGAGGCTAAACGCCTGGGCATTCAATTCCAGCTGAAGCTACAAAAAGATCACCTTGCATACCTTGCGACCCGCAGCGCGTATGAGATTGATGGAATAGGCACGGGCAAGGAACGTCTTGCAATAGAAGCGGAAATGGTGCGGCTAAATAAAGAATTGGCCGGGCTTGATGTGGGCGCGGCGGCAAAAGCCAAGCTTAAAGCAGATGCGGATAAGACCGCTCTTGAAGCTGCCCAAACCCTCGCAGATACCGCCAAAAAAACCATGAACGCGGACTTCGTTAAGCAGTTTGAAAGCGACTTCCATGGCGGCATGTTGCGTCTGCTTGAGTTCGGTAATACTTCATGGGATGCCATGATGAAGGGATGGAAGAATTCAGCAAAAGTTAACGTGTTCGACTATCTATACAAGCAGCTTGCCAAGCCGTTTGTATTCAAGTTTATTGCGTCTATGGCTGGCTTGGTTGGAGCTAACGGGGTTGCTGCTGACGCTCTAACAAAAGCTGACGCTGGCTTGCTTACTGGCGACAAGGTTAGCACGACAAGCTGGTTGAGCATAGGAAAGAGCTTGTGGGACGGAATGTCCGGTGGGTTTGATGCATTTGGCAATCTTGTGGCTGAGGGGTATTCACGAATAGGAGGATATCTGGCCGATCATGGGCTGAGTGAAGTTGGCAAATCCATGATGCAAACGGCGGCTGACGGTGGTGTAGCATCGGTTGGGTCTTATCTTGGCGCTGGAATCGCAGGCGTAACCATCGGCACATTCATTGCAGGCGACAAAACTCTGCTAGGCCTTAATGGTATGACGTCGTCATCTATCGGCGCAGCATTGGGCGCGGTATTTGGTGGGCCTATCGGGGCATTCTTGGGTGGTATAGCAGGCGGCGCACTCAATGCATTCTTCGGCATGGGACCAAAGCAATACGGGGAATCAACCGTTAAAGGTGGATTCACAGGCGCTGGATTTGAAGGTGGCATTGCAACGCCATGGACACAAAAGGGCGGGCTATTCCGTAGTAACAAATCTGGCGAAGATATGTCGGCACTTACCGACACTGGTCAGCAATTCCTAAACTCAATGGTCGGCAAGTCCGGCATTGCCTTTGCGCGCTTGGTGACAATATCAGGCGATGCTGCCCGTTCCGTTGATGGCTGGTCATTCGCTATAAATCGTGCGCTAAAGACTGAAGAAGATTTCACCAAGCTGTTCGGAGAAATGGCCGACAGCATGGGCACGTTCGTTATTCCTGAACTGGAGAAATTCAGGACGAAGGGCGAGAATTTAGCCGATACAGCAATTCGCCTGGGCGATGAGTACATCATTACTCAAACCATTTTCGAGATGCTGGGGCACTCTGCATATGAGACTGGCATTGCTTCGCTTGGAATGCGCGATAGCCTGATCCAGCTCATGGGCGGAATCAGTGCCACATCTTCGGCGATGGATGCGTATTACAAGAACTTCTACACCGCAGACGAACAGCAAGCGAACAGTTTGAAGCAGGTAAATGCCGCCCTTAGGCTTATTGGTGATGCCGTCCCTACAACCCGGGCAGAATTCCGCAAGTTGGTCGAGGGGCTGGATTTAACAACCGAGGCAGGACAAAGGCAATTTTCTTCATATATGGCGCTTGTTCCGGCCTTTGCCAATGTTACTCAGCCGATAGAGGATTTAACACAAAACTTGATAGACATGGCCGCCGCATCCAAAACGGCTATGGACGCAATCGGATCGGCGCTTGACCAATTGCGCGGCAACAACGCAGGGTCAATATTCCAAGCCCAGTTAGCACAAGACACCGCAATGACCGCGCTTACCGCAGCCGCGCCGTGGATAACAAGCTTTGATCAGCTCTCCACAATCACAATGGAGGACGCGAGCAATTACAGTCTAGCCAATAAGCAGCTAATAGCAAGTGCTCTTGGGGCTGGGGCAACGCTCAAGGGATTAAAAGACAATATTGCCGCGGCTGCTGACAAAATAAAAGCTGATGCAATCGGCAAAGCCAAGCAAGCAGTAACCGATTCATTTGCCACATTGCAGCGCGCCGTTACCTCAGAGCGTGATTCGATTACCAAAAACTTCACCTCTGCTGTTGCAGCCGTCAATTTAACCATTACCAAGCTTACAAGTCTTTCATCTGTTCTCAGGCAGTCTGTATCTACCATTAACGCACCTACAAGGGCGCAAGCTCAAGCGCAAATTATGGCAGTTCTTGCTATAGCCAAAGCTGGCGGCGGATTGCCTGCTGCTGAAAGCTTGAATGATGCGTTACAGGCTATTGCACAACCAAGCGAAAAACTGTTTTCAACATTTGTTGAATGGCAGACAGATCAAAAACTGACCGGAAACAATATAGCCGCTCTTGCTGATATGTCAGACGGCCAGTTATCCACCGCTGAAAAGACGCTGGCAACCCTGAATTCAACTCAAGAATTCCAAATATCCCGACTCGACGGGATTCTGGCAAGCGGGCAATCGCAGCTTGACATCATGAACGGCGTTAACACTTCGGTGCTGACCGTGGCGAGTGCAGTTTATGCGATGACAGATTCCATTAATGCCTACATGAAATTAGTTCCAGGTGCTGGTATGTCAGCAGTCGGGCTTCCATCTGCATCTATCCCGACGACGGACGGCTTGTCTGGCATGCAGTTTGGCATGGGTATGACCATACAGGATGGAAAATTAACATTCTCTGATAGCGCTTCTGCCTCGGCAATTTCGCAGATTACTGCCTCTGGTATGCAGTCGGAAATTGCAAGGCGTCAAGGTTTGCGCAGCTCTACTGGTAGCGCATACGTGGATCCAGTACAGGCGCAGCCTTCCGCAGGTGTGTCATACGCAACGCCAGTTAGTGCAGGCGCGCTTAGCAGAAGTGCGGCATTCAATGCCGCGTGGTCGCTGCTTAACGGGGTGCCGATTAACAATAAAGTTGAGCCAACCGAGTATGAAAAATACTTGCGCCTGATAACAGCAAACAAACCGACTCAGTACCACATTCCACCAGGCTTTGCTTCCGGCGGCCTCCATACTGGCGGCGCACGCATAGTAGGCGAGAACGGGCCAGAGCTAGAATTTACCGGGCCAAGCAGAATAGTTAGCAATTCTAATTCCAAAAAGTTACTTAATACCGAAAAGCTTGAAGCGTTAGTGGTAGAAATTAAAGAGGCAATCGTACACCTGAATATTGATACCAATATCAACGCGATCAAAACCAAGAAAACAGCGGACATCCTTGAGAAGTGGGAAACAACAGGCGTGGCTCCTGAAAGGGCTACGCTATGAAGGCAATACGCCCGATCGTAATAACCAATAATAATTTAATATCCTCTACCCTTGCTGATGTTGATGCTGATGCTGTTGCTTATTCAACTGCTACGACCTATGCGCTAAACGATAAGGTAACCTTTAATGATCCGCCTTTAGCGGTGACTATGACAATTGCTGACCCATGTATTATCACTTGGGCTGGGCATGAATTTGTATTATGGAACCCAATTTC